TTACATTTGTATCCGACCCAGTTACAGCTCCCGTTGTCGGGTTATATGTTCTTGGAGTTGTGGTTTTAACAAAAGTTAATGTTTGCCCCCATACATTAAGAACACTTGCTGGTACTTTTCCAAATACATCATCGATTTTTGCCATGATTAACCTCTTACCACTCGTACTTGATAGCCGCCAGCTCCACCAAGACAATAAGCACCAAGATAGGACTGCAACCAAGGATAAACGTCAAAAACATTGTTCACATTGCTAGTAGCAAGACTAGCTTCGTTGTATTTAACCTTTAGTTCACCAAGTTCTACTTCTTTTGCAACGCCTTCTGTGCCACTATTTCCTGTCATTGCATCTGTGTCATTAGCTAACGCTCTCGCTAATTCATATTGTGCATACTTAATTTTGTTAGGAATTGAACTGCAATCAAGCTCAACATCATCAACTTCAAAGTTATTTCTAGGCCATTTTAATGCTTGGCCTTGATCACATCGATCACCATAAAAATTCAAACTATCAATCCAACGACATGCAGAAATTAATGCACGATTTTTTTGATCATCTGTTTTATTTGACCACGTTGAATCATCAGGAGAAGTTTCAAAATAACTATTGGCATCTGCCAAAGTTGCATAGCTATTAGAACTTTCACCTTTCAAAGTGGCATGAATAGTAGCGGCCACGTTTACTTCTCAAACATTAGTTTCATTCTAGCGTCATAAAAAACCCCCACCAAATAAATGATGAGGGTTCTTCGACTTCCAACTCAATACTAAATCAAGAGATATTAGTTACATCGAGAGGTGTGTTAACTGTGATCTGAACAGCAGGGATCAAATCAACATCGTAAGTAGCTGACCACTTGTTAGCAGTAGCCAAGTTAGCGTTTGTTGGGTTGTCACCAGCATCTACCCACTTAGTACCCATTACATGATACGCAGTGTGATAGTCAACAGAAAGTACATTCTGCTTACTTAAGATGTTGCGATCAGCTTCAATCCTTAGATCTTGCTGAACACCTTCCATGATGGTTCCTGCTTTCAATAGATAGCAGTAGTACTCAGTCTGATGACCAGAAGAACCAGGAGCAACAGTGTTAACAGCTTCGTCAACGATGACTCTACAGCCAGCGAATTGACCAACTTCTTTAGCACCGATGCCAACGCCACCGCCACCCCAAGTCACGGCTCCAGATGCGGAGAGTGCTGCGGTAGAGAATGTCAACATTCCTACCTGATATAGGTAGTAAGCAACTGCTGGATGCACAACCAATAGATCTGGCTCTTCACCACGCTCGCCCAACTTGTTACGAGCTTGAGCAATAGTAGAAGCTGTCAAGAAGTTTGCTTCAGCAGCACCAGTACCAGCTTTTGCTACGTCAAGTGCGTTACCTGCAAGAGCAGTACCAAATAAACCAGCAAGCTGTGAGAACAAACGAGCGTTGTTCAACTTGTTGATTGCATCAGCTAACTGATTACGAATAGCCAACATTGGATCTTCGCCAGCAGCCAAGATTGCAATGTCGTCAACAGCGTATGCGAAACCCCTGTGAACGATAGAAGCAATTTGTGTTGCTGTACCGATCTTTTGTGGTGTTAGGTATCCAGCAGTTGAGGTTCCCCAGTTGGCCGCCCCAGTCATAACCTCTTCGGTTGGTGCTACTGGGTTGAACTCAGGAACTTGGATGCGTGTACCGCCTTCTTTAGCATCTAGGAAACTGTTTCTTACAACAGCTCCACTTTTTACAAATTGGCTACGCTCTTTAATTGCCTCTTGGACATAGCGAGCCAAATTATTTCTTTTTACGATGTCTGCTAAGAGAACACCGCCAGAGTAATTCTGAAAAGGAGCAGCCATGTGGCCTCTTTAAAATTTACGGTTTACTTTGCCTAAGTCACGGACTTAGAAATAACATCATCAAATCACGGATTCTTAGATGTTACTGAGATGCCTCTTTTTGCAGCACGGCTGCTAAATCAGGGTCTTGATTGGATAATAACATTTGTTGCGTAAGATTGCCCGTTTTCCAAGGGTTATCTTGTCCAGGAGCGACATTAGATGTAGGGCTTGGTTTTGTACCCATACCAGCAGAACTGCTCGCTTTAAAATGATGTTCCCATCCACTCCCAGGGTTCTTTAAATTATTAACGTAAGTACCTAAATCTTGTTCAACTCCACCATTTAAAATAACAGTTTTACCATCACTGCTCTTTTGTAATTTGTCTTGCAATAATGCCAAAGTTTGACCAGCATTAATTGCTCCAGCATTACTTAAAGCAGATAAAGCTGTCGTACGTGTCGCAGCATTTTCCGTAGAACGCTTTAATTCTTCAATTTGAGTCTTTAACGTACTAATTTCTTGATCTTTTTCTTGGGCTGTCTTATTAGCATCCTCCCAAAGAGGTTTATACATCCCTTGATCTTCTAATGCCTTTTTACGATCATCGTAATACTCACCTATTTTACTTTTAGCGTTTTGAAACGCTTTTTCTTTTTCCGCAAGCTGTCCTTTTAATGCTTCAAATTCAGCTAAAGGTACAGTAGGAACTTCAGGTTTAGCAGGAGCTTTTGGAGTTTCAGAAGCAGCCACGGGCTGTTCTTCAGAAGTCACGGACTCCTGCTGAATTACTCTTTCTTCCATATTTAAGTTGTTGTTTTAGGGGTAGTAGTAGCAGGTTTAGGAGTTGCTTTCGCTTTTGGAGCTGGTTTTGGTGGACAAGCAGGAGGATTTAATTCCTCAAACCTCATTTTTTCAACGGGCATAGATTTTAATGCACTTAATTATTATTCTAGTCTATTAATTCTTTTCAGCTTCGTTTGCGTTAGGTAAAACCTCACCCTGCACTAAAATATCTCTAAATTCTTCCCTATCTATAACTTGTTGATCAAATAATGAAGTTAAAGCTGTTATATCTTGACCAATTAACCTATCAATATCAAAATCACGACTAATTTTGACTTCTGGTGGCTCAATTCCTAAATAATCAGCCGATAAATTAAACGCTTTTTGCATCTTCTGCTCCAAATCCAAAGAAACCATCGAAAGCATTGAATTTGTATCTACACGGTCTAAACGTCTTGCATCTGCTGATTCTGCAACAAATTTTTGCTGTGAAAGTGTACTAATTCCTAAAGTTGCCATTTGTAACTGTAATTCTTGTATTTCTGCGGCTTGAGCTTCAAATGCACTAGCGGCTGGCTCTACATAGTAGATTTTATTTCCTGGCTGAGTTGCCATTGCATAGTTAACACTAATCGCCATATCCTTTGTTTGATCATCCCATCCCTCCATTACTAATAAAGGCTGTGAAGCAACGTGCAAACTATGAATCAAGTCAGCTTGACGTTGGAAATGTGCCAAATTCAAATAAGCAATATCTAATAACGGTGGTTTGCTTGTCATAGTGTCTGTTTTCCCTGCATAAACAGTCACTAAAGGTATTTCACCAAGTGAAAAATCACCTGATTCGACTAATTCATAGTCCTTTTCATCAGATGGAGAGTCAAAATTACCTGCAAAACTCTCATCTTGCGTATACATATCCTTCGTAGTCTCTTTTCTTCTATAAATCTTGTATTCTCCTGGCTCAATCACTCTGATTTGATCGTAAACTTTCTCTCCAAATTTTCCATCAGGTACAACTGCCTTTTCTGCAATCCTTACTTGTATTAATTTTCCATAATTAACCTCTCTATCTAATCTCCAACCATAAATATTTGTTGGATCTATCTCAATCCAATATGGTCTACGATTTTGTTGTCTTTCTTCCGCAAGACTTATTGCTCCCGTTGGAGCAGGGAAATCAACAAGGGTATTACTATGTCCATAAGTTAAAGCACAAATAAGATTTCTTCTCGCATATTCATCTAAATCTGATCCACATCCATCAACATCTTTAACAAATACATCAGTCCAATATGGATCACCAATAACAGTAATCGGTTTTCTTAAAATTAATCCTGTTGCAGCTCTAACTAATCTTTGCGTATAAGGAGAAAATACAGCACGGTTAACTCTTGATAAATATGCGTCATAATCTTCTCTCGGTTCTAATGGTAAAAATGCTTGCGAATTATCTCGTAAATATTCAGTTCCTAAACTAACTGCTTTCATTATTTCCCACGATTTTGTCATATCTAAAACTGCTCTAGTCTTAGAAAATGGATTATCACCACCGCCTAGATAGGTTTGGCTAATAACATTCGTACGAATTGCTCCTGGTACGCTATACGTCATCTAACTTTTAACTAATACAACATTGTTTGTATTCTAAGCTTTATTTCCCTTTTTTCTTAGAGCTTCCTTTCTTGATCCCATAAGTACTTTTTCTTTTAGGCATAAGCTTTAATAGATTCTATAACCAGTCTGACCTAAAGTTTCAGGTTTCGCTAAATTAAATTGTTGCAAACATAAATACCCGAAAGCATCAAAAGCATGATCAACACCAAGATTTTTATTCGGTAAACCTGTATTTGGGGCATAAGTCAGAGTTCTTAACGATTTGATTAATTCTTTACAACGAGGATGAATAAATGTCCTTCTAACACTATTTGCATCATATAAAGCAGTATTAACAGCAGTAATCTTATCTCTTATCTTCCAAGGTGCTCTAGGACTTGAAACATTAAATCCACTCCTTCTCAAAATACTGTGATCTGTAGCCCCTACACCAGAAGTTTTTCTCGCACCACCTGTGGGGTCAGGACAAGCAACAATTCTTCGATCTACTCCATATCTTCTCGTCACTTCCTCCGCAAAATCCCATGTCGTAGCACCTCCAGTCATGATTATTTCATCAAAGACATATAGCGTGTCATCCTTTTTGACAGCACAAATACCACTCATCGGGTCTACGTTAAAGTCAACACCCAGCAACAGAGGCATCACATTAATATCCTCCGCTTTTGTCGAAATATTGTCATCACCAAAACTTATAGCCACCAATCCACTTAAATTTTCAAAACTAGCCTCAAATTCCTGCCTAAACGTCCTCCCATCTAATTGCGCCCTAGCTGCCTCAACTTCCTCTTTTGGAACATTACCCCCCTCAATTGTTGTATAACACCACCTTTTCCACTCATCCGTAGGATCTTCCTTGCAATAACACCACAAATCATAAAACCAACTCGCTGTCCCATCAGGCGTACTAATAAATAACGCCCACCCCTGTTTATCAGCTAACGCAGGTCTAATAACTTCAAACCATACCTCTGCATCCATAAATGCAGCCTCATCCAACACAACCCCCGATAAACTTCTTCCCCTCAATGCCATCGAATTCTCCGTCCCCTTTAACTCAATAGTTGACCCATTAATCAATTCCAACCTCAAGTCAGTTTCATTCTTACTTTCAATCCATACCCTCGGTACTAACTTCTTCAACGCCTTCCACGCAATATCCTTTGCCATTCGATATGTAGGAGCACAATAAAAAAATGTCTCACCAGGCCGATCAATCGCCCCCTTCAACAACTCAATACAACTTAAATAACTCTTCCCAAATCTCCTACCAGCAACCAACACCCTAAACCTTCTTTCATCGTTGAACACCTGCCCCTGTGCCCACCTCAAATCAATATCTAGCCCCGATTGTGCGGTTTTAACTGTCATAACCTAGTATCCTATACATAATCCCTTCGATTTGTAATCGTGGCAAGAAGTAATGTAGAAATTCAAGACAACATCCTTAAAAGACAACAACGCTTGTATTGCAAACAAAGCGATGGTCTTACAACTCGTCAATGCGTTATAGAACATGCTCGTAAAGAAGGCATCTCTGAACGTCACGCTTGGGATGATTGGAAACAAGTCAAAATCTGGAACGAAGAAGATTGGTCTAAAGATAGAGAAAATATGATCTCTCGTATCCAAACAATGCGTCTTCGTGCCATCGACAAGGCAATGAAAAAAGGTCAATTCCAAACTGTCCAAACTCTCCTAGCAGACCTCGGTAAAGTTGTAGGTGAGGCAGAAGAAGTCATAAATATCAAAGCTCCCGAATTATCCATTAGAGTAGAGAATAAAAAATCTTAATTTCGAGAATATATTTAGGTTCCCCCAAGCACGTAGGGAGGTTCAGAAATCCTGAACTACTCCCCCATACATTTGCACTAGTTAACGGTTCTTAGGAAAAGCTTAAGCTGTTGCTCGCCGTGGTAGTCACCTGACTTGCTGCCTGCTAGCTCGTAACCTTCAGGAATCTTAGCTAGCCAGTCCTGAAGCTCTTGCTTAAGGTAGTTAGTTGGTGTGCTGTACATTTTGTTTAGGTTTGTTTGTATGTACTTATTATATATCTAAACTATTAGAATAGATATATATTAGTAACAATAGTTAACAATATAATTAATAAATAAATTACAACAAACTATTACAAAATACTTCAATAATCTATTAGATTAATATACAATAGAGATAAGTTCAGTATCTTTCATTTTTTCTATCTCCAAAGCTTCTCAAATTACTTATCAATTCTCTTTTTAGAATGATTTGTCTTTTCTGACAAGCTGAACAGCAAGAAAGAAAAAAATCCT